CGCGCTAATCTCAGAGGTGTCGCCGACAAGAAGTTCTTTCTTTTCCGTATCGCCAATTTATATGCTTATCCCCACTAAATTTCTACTGACCCCTTTTTCCTTATTAACGCGAGTTAGGGATAAGACTGGCCAGGCAACTATAATTGATTGCCTGACCAGTTCGTTTTCTTATGAATTACGTATCTCTATTTGAGATTTATAAAGATCTAGCGTTATCTCCATTGATGGAAATGTTTCCTATTATGTAAATAACGAAGATTCTGACCATTCATATAAGCTTCTTTTTCAAAGGAGATGTGTTTTAATCATTTCTATTTATTGCACCAATATTTTCACAACGTCTGTTCCGGATTTCACTAAATATACTCCTGCCGGCAGTGAGACATTGACAACGCCTGATCCTGAATGCACCAAAGTGCCGGATATTGAATAAATGCGAATAACCGATGCCGCTGTGGCATAAAGATTACTGTGATTGCACTCAACGTGAAGCTCTGCCGGCGCTTTGCCAACCGACACACCAGATGTCTGCCCAGGCTCCATCTCTACAAATGTCAATTCGCTGAACGTACTCCATTTGCTCCGATAGTCTTCCGACGTGCCATATGGTACAAATACCTTTGCCTTATAGCCATTGGAAGAGAAGACATATTTACTAATTTTGGGAGGAGTTACCGCATCGATATGTATTTCAGCATTGTCCGCAATGTCGCTGAACGCGTCATCCCAAATCTCAATCACACCATTGCCCAAATTGATGCTTTTTAAATTTCCACAACGATCAAACGTTTCTCTATAGATATTTTTGACAGCGTCAGGGATTGCAACCTGCTCAAACTTGGCATACTTAAATGCACCTGCACCAATCTCCGTTACGTTGCCGGGAATTGTCAAGGATTTACATCCCAATCCATATCCATCCTTGAGACTACCGGAAAACGCTAAAGGCCAGATTGTTTTAACAGATTCAGGTATAGCCACACTTTTTATGTAGTTGGGACAATTGCTGACATTTCCAAAAATGCTGGTACACTGACCCATATAGCTAAAGTCGATGTCTTTGTCGTTATATTTCTCGTTATACAATTGTCCAATTGCAGTGACTTTAAATTCATATCCATAAGTGTCCTTTACCACTGATGGGATTACAATCTCAGTATCGTAATTGTCTATGTTCAATTGCATCAAACGCGCTTCATTATCATTAATTTGCTTAAAGTAAAGCGTATATCCAGTGTGATTTTCCTTGAAGTCGTAGTTTTCAACAACTCCTGCCAATAAAGTAGGGCTCGACATGGTCAAAGCCAGTACCATTAATGATAATCGATTCATTATTCCTATATTGTCATTATTGTTTTAAAATTTATTGCAAATTTAGCATAAAAAACTCGGCATTCTTCAATTGCGGCAATATTTTTTATCCACAATCGCAATATTGTCCTAAACGATTTTTAGGTACGATGAATATGAAGTTGTTATAGATAACAACCCTTTCAAAGCTTTTGTCCCTATTTATTCCTCTTCTGCCAGCTCTGGCGGAGGTGTAAGTGGCTCGTTCAACACTTGTTGAGTTCAATATTCGTGAATATGTTCAATCTAAGTGATACGACAAGATTGGCAAGCCCCCATTTGTACTTTACAACGTGTTTTAGCCAGCAGGGTAGTAGCATCGTTGGCAAAGCAGTCCATATCTGCGTCTCAACAGCATTGCGCGATGTTCCAATGAAACTCTTTATTTTCAACAACTGCTTGATGTTTCTGAAGAATATCTCAATCATCCATCTTGCCTTGTAGAGTTACGCGATTGTGGGAGCAGACAACTTGAAGTTGTTAGTGAGTAACTGTACCACATAGCTATGTTCGTCATTCCAGATAGCTATGCGTCTGAGCGGTTTGGTGTATTTTTTCTTTGTTTGTTCACCTGTCAGCTCAATAATCTCGTCGATGAGCACATTTTGCGCCCTCGTTTCGGGCAATAAACGTTCTTCTATTTGTGAGTGCAGGTTGTCCCTGTGTCTGACAACAAAAAACACATTCCTGTTGTCTCAATTGTCAAGAAGGGAGAAATCGCAATAGCCACGATCTGCAATGACTACAGAATGAGGTGAAACGGGGATATCCAAAGCGCCCCTATTGCCACCGCATTTGCCATCGGTAATGTTTACGAATACAGGAAGAGGACTGTCCCTTTCTTTGTTGTGTAATGTGCCATTCGTAGAGCGACATATCAGCGTGATGGTAGATGAACCCAGCCATTTGGTTGGCATCTTGAAACGGAATTTGGTGCGTTGCCATATCGCCTGCTGTCCAAAATGAGTATGCGCAAAGAAAACTAAAGATTTTGAGATCCTAAAATTTAGGATGAAGAACATCAGAAAAACTAAACAACCATTCAGTTAATGCAAATTAGGTTGTCGGATTCTGAGTAATTATTAAAGGGCCTGCAGAATTTTAAAATCTGAAGGCCTCTAACATTTAACAGAGAAAGGTTAAGTGCTTGGAAATTAAAAGTTTTTGAAATGTGGTAGGGGAGAATTGGTGGAGCCAAAACTGGGAGGGGATAGGATAGGGGATAATTTGAGGCGATTTGATGTGTTGTTGCATCCTGATGATTTCATTTCTTAAATTAAAATTTGAAAAAACATAGCAGCGATACTCAAAAGCCAATTGGGAGCAGATGGATAATGTGCGTGATTTGGGAAGATGAAATGGATATACAATAGAGTGGAAACAAATTTTAGCTATTATCATAATGTGTTATAAATCAGAATATGTATAGAGTAAAACCAAAAGTAAAGATTTAGCATACGGAAAGATTGTCATCAGATAATTGTTACCCAGAATAGCAATGCGTAATAATTTGGTTTGCAATAAATAAATAATATAAATATGAAGTGTTTGTTTGCGTCACGCTGATTATGCCGTCGCGCCGATTTGTATATTGGAACAGCCAGATTTGTGATTCTAAATTTAAGAAACCAAATCCTAAATTTGGATTTTAAAACAGTTTTTTCTACCTTTGTATTTAGAAAATTGAACAATAATGAACGAATCAGACAACATAATCGACCGGATAAATTCATTTATAGAAGAAAGCAATTTGACTCGATCCCAATTCGCGGATGCCTGTAGCATACCACGTCCTACAATTTCACAAATGTTGAGTGGAAAAAACAAAAAAATTGGTGACGATGTGATTTCTGTTATTCATAAAACATATCCGGAAATTCCAATGATGTGGCTATTGTTTGGCGAAGGCGAAAAACCTAAGTTTTGCGCGTCTGATCAAGCGTGTGAGAATCTATTATTCCCGCATGACAGTCCAAATCCTGTGGAAAATGAGATTCTCAAGGGTGTAGAGTCAAGGTCAATTGCTCAGAATATGCCTATTGTCAACCAGTTGCCGCAAGAAAAGAAGATTTCAAAGATTGTCGTGTTTTTTACAGATAACAGTTTTGAGGAGTATTATCTGAAAAAATAGCTTAAAACGTCTCTGTTTTTATCCTTCACGCATGGCTGTGTTTTGAAGGCGGAATCTCTTAGATTGGTATTTGCTTTAACGCTTCCATTTGTAAATCTTGCCATGTGTGATATGGCTCGGATGAGGTTCAATGCCCTCCAATGCTTATTTGGCATAAGCCGAGAGGCAGCTTATGCCGCTGAGTTTGTATTCTAGTTTTTTACGAGGCAGATATAGCCGCTCCAGTTTGATGTGTTATAAAACCGCTGGTGTTTAGAAGTCGGCTACATGCTGGCATGTTGAATATGTCTCATTTGTTCTAAAAAAAGGTGTATTTTTCCAGCTCTTCGTTTTTCCTATAATTTGTATTCTGATAAATACTACTACTTAATATATTTCCGAATCAAACGGAAAACACCATAAAGCAAACCGATAATAAAAACCGGTAAAAGTAAAATCAAAATTATATCAAATATAGTAGTTCCAAACATAGCACATTTTTTACGACTGCAATATTACACACAAAAAAGCAGATATGCAATATTTTTTTATATGTTTAAAAACATAGTTTACAGACATAATTCATAAACATACTAAAAGCTTAAAGTGAATCGCTTAGTAGTTTATTAATATAGACAAAGTGACTTCTGTCACTTTGCCTATATATGACGAGAGAAGTGGAACGGGCGGCTGCGCCCGTTTCATCGCTACACGCTATCTATAATACATCCAATCAACATAATTTTGCCAAGAACGTCTATCTTTATAATCGGTATCATTAGTAGGAGTGGTATATCTATAGATAGGCACGGCAGAACCAGGCATGCCATATCTATAAGCGCCAATTTTACTATCAACAAAAGGATATTTTCTATCAAACCAATTCATATAATCATTATTATATTTATTTTGATAATCTTGGCTACCACGTTGTTGTGTAATATCAGCATCCGGAAACAGACCATAGAACGAAGACCAATAACGGGATTCAGAATTAGTACGACGAATCCAATCGGAAGTAGTTTGCTGCCAACGTTTTAAATCTTCCTTTTTAATATCACGCTCTACGGCTGCGAGTGCGCTTTGAGCATCATTATAGCGTCTCTGACTAATCAACACAGCAATAGACGCAAGTTGCTCGGCATCCATATACTTAAGCAAAATTTCTTTTTCCTGTACAGTCAATTGGTTAATAGCATTTTGACTTATTTTGAGGTCTGTATCTGCAATAATATTAGCGACCTCCTTAGGTATCTGCAAAGTTTGCTGCAAGAAAAGACCATGGCGCGCAGTATCTTGATAAGCACGCATAGCGTCAACATACTCATTTTGTAAACGTTGTTGCAAAGGCTTATTAAGGTTATCAATTTTAAGACCCTTAGCAAGTTGTTCAAGGTACCGAGCATTGGCGTCAACAACGGGTTGATTGTACGCTTGTTCACGTGCTTGTTGTTCAAATGCCATATTGGCCATGCGGTTATCATGAAACGCTTGATTAAGCGAAGAAGCAATATCATTACCGAGCGTGAAATTAGCAGGAATATTACCGGAAGCAGAAGCAGCAGACGGAGAACCGGAAGTTGCTTGACCGGCTTGCATCTCGCCTTGCATATACGGGTTATATCCGGCTTCCACAAGTAATTTTTTCTGATTAGTAGGCGAGTTCCAAAAGTTATTAGCGTGCCATTGCCTTTCAAGCCATTGCCTTTGCTTATAAGCTTCTTGGGCGTTAAATTTATTTTGCTCACGCATAGTGCGCTTATTTAGACCAAAATTAATACCACTGCCGATGGCATTAGAGATGGTGCCAAAAAGACCGGCAGTCATACCTTCACCAAATGTAGACATACATATAAATATTAAGTTAATAAAAAAGGGGGAATTAAGGGGCTACGCGCCCCCTAAGACCCCGCGGTGTTTTTCATAGTTTTTATTTAGATTTAGGCTCATCTTTAGGCTCATCTTTAGGCTCATCTTTAGGTAATGACTGAGTTTTAAGATAAGCGAAAAAATCCTTAATCTCATCAGAACGGGATTCTATAGCATCTATCCATGATTTAAGCTCAGAACGTGACTGAATACCTCTATCACGAATAAAATCAATGATTTGGTCATCAGTAAGAGTATCACCATCAGAGACAGATGGACGAGCGAGAGAATCACGCATATCATCTATAAGAGTGCGAGCAGTATCAGCACCGAGGAGGTTTCCAAGACGTTCAGCATTGAGCAAGAGCGAATCAGAAGAGCATTTACACATAGTTCCTTTACCATCGCACTGATAAAGAAGTTCCTCATAGACAGGTGGTTGGAAAAGTTGGGTACAAGACGGAATTTCCTTGTCTAATACAATTGTAGACTTGATAATTGTTACTTTTGGACTTAGCATAGTAATGAAATTTAAAGTGTAAGTTTAGATTTAGTACGGCATACCGGAGAAATCAAGATTGCGAACTACCTTTACATCAAAATTAGCATTGATTAGAAGTTGGTCAGAATCTACAGTACTGTCAGCAGCGAAACCAAAGATAGGATTTAGAATTGACGGAGCGACCTTGAAATAGCGATAATCAAGAGGACCATCAAAGAACTTATTGAGGTAATCACGACTAACGGGAGCGACCCAAGTAGTCAAATCGCCAACGAGGAAACCACCATTGACTTTATCAAAGGATGTTTTGTAATCAATATACCGAGAAGTATATCCGAGAGAACCGGACCACTGTACTTTAGTATCGTTAGTGTTTTGAAGAGCATAAGCGGGAAGCACATCCAAGCCTAAGCGGTCAAATTCAGGAGTAGGAAAATCATGAATATTTTTCTGAACTAATTGCATATCGGTACCTATGTTCTCATAATCAAGCAAAGGGGTACAAGTATAGACACACATAATGATACCATGTTCCTTAGATTCAAAATCACAACAGAAAGAAGAATCAGAACCCGTACCTTTGCCGGCAATAGTTGCCTTGCCATTATCATCAGCACCGAAAAGATTTTGATTTACGACTTCATTGATATCGATATTGTTTGAACAAGAACCAAGATAAATACATTCTTGAGAAAGGACATCTGGGACATTTACATTCCAATGAGCCATCATCTGTTCTTTAATAGTGAGGTCATGTGCCTGCGTTATCTCTTTCAACTTCTGCAAGGCTTGTGCCTTACGGAGTTGAAGAACGTTGAATGTAGTACTAAGTTTAGCAGTCATATCAACGGATGCAGTACGATTTGGAATAGGCACGTTTAAAGGAATGCCACTATCAAACCGATTACCATTAGCATCGGCAATCATAGATGCAGTTGTTTCCGTTTGATTTTTAGTATAGACCTCATTACCATAGACACGCACGGAAGTAGAAGTAGCGGGAATCTGAGTTGTACCACTTAACTGAGCATCACCGGAGGAAGTAGTTACAAGAGTGACATCACCATATTGCGAAGAAGGCAAAATACCTTGTAGCATATCTTTTCGCCAATTATTGTACCGGAGAGTAAACATACCATTTGTGTAAAAACCACGGGTGGCAGTAGTTAAAGACGGAACACCTTTAGCAAATAAATCATAAGCAGAGTTTGCGTTATTAACATCACCTATATAGTCAACATTGAAAGCAGACGGATTATTATTTTCCCACTGCGTATTACGGAAATAGTCCATATAGATTTTTTGGTAAGCAAGAAGAGGGAAAGGAGATACGTAAATATCTTGTTTATAAGGTGGTGTTTTAGTTTGTTGTCCGGTAGACGGAGGATTTTTAAGATTGTTTACATAAGTATCCGGAATGTAGCAGTATCCGAGGTAAGAAATGAGTTTAGCGGTAGTATTAGGTATTTCAAGACCTACAACATTGACAAGGTTAGAGCCATCAGCAGCCATTGAAGAAATAATACTATCCTTTGGAGCGCAGAGAGAAGAGAGCGAGAAAGTAGGAAGATTATCAGCGACATCTGAAGATTGGTAAAGACTTGAAGCAGAATTCACCTGTGAACCGAGGCGGTTGATAGCATTAGGAAAGTAGCGCCACATAAGACGATACGGAACAAAGAACCAAGAAAATTCTTCCTTGAAGCGAGTGAAAGCAGCAGTTTGAACAGCCTGAGTGCGAGTGAAGTGTTGAACAGAGCATTTGAACTTGTCGCCCGGAAGTACATTTTTCCAATAAACGGGCAAGATTTCGCCGACCTTAGCAGTATAAGAGTTTTTATTACCGAGGTCAAAGCCATTACGGGACACATGATTGCGAGTGTCCTTTAATTGATACAAAGAATTTTTAGACATAGTAAAATAGATTGTAGATTTATAAATAATTAATTAAGAAGCAATAAGCATATTATATAAGTCGTTTTGGATTTTATGTTTTTTAGAATCATTGAAATGAAGTGTTTTGTCAGAAATTTGATTTTTAATTAAGGCGGATGAAGTGTAAGAGTTAACATCAAGGGATTGACGATATAGAAAGGGGACTTTAGTAGACAAAGATGTATCTGATAGCATAGAAACAGAGTCATAGAAATCACGGAGAGAGGAAAGTTTAAGTTTTGAAATTATATCACAATAAAGGGAATATTTAGACGAAACAGAAGTACACGAAGAAAGCACCGGAGAAGTAAAAAGTTTACGGCATTGAAGCAAAAGAGTATACAAACGGGATTTATAAGTTTTGTACATTATACAATAAGAGGTATCATAATTAATATCCGGAATATTTAAATAAGCCTTGATTTTTTGTATATGATAGTAGTAAATATTACGAGGACAAGCATTTAGAATTTGTTCAGATAAATCAGAAAGAGTTAAGGACGTTTTTTTGAATAAATAGTCAACAGAGTTAAGTAATTCAGATATTTCTCTACGAGTATGAGAGCATGAATACGGCAATCTGGGTAGAACGGCAGTGTAATACGACAAGGTAACGGGAAAAGTCCGCTCCTTTCCGAAAATGCGTTCACTAAACGATTGATATACTTTGGAGGAATAATCAAGCAGATAAGGTGCGAGAGTACAGAAAAAGGACGAGCCAAGAAAGTTGGAATGAGAGGAAAACGTTTTGAGCAAGGTACGACCTTTATAACGAGAAGGAAGGTCAGCAGCACTATTGACATATGACGATACATATGAACCACACTTATGACGGGATAGTGAGTAATCACATTTTCCATATTTCCAAGACGATACACAATAGGAATAGAGGTTTGCAAAGACTTCCGGAGAGTTAAAGTAGAAAAGGACGTGAAAGTGCGGACGATAGGTTTTTGGACCATATTCAGCACACAAGTAGAAACGAATTTTTTCATTATGATAGTAGGAACATTTTGAACGAACACGCTTTAAGAAATTAGTGACATCAGAGCGAAGCAAGTAACCGAAACAAGAAACGCCATCATCAGTAGTGATACAAGAACCTATAAATTTACGATAGTCATACTTAGACCGAGGACAGGTACGCTTATAAGCATCAAGAATTTGGGGCGAAAGAGGTTTATCAACATCAAACCATTGTTCTCCGATGAACTCATTGTAGTTTTCATCACGAGGACAAAGAGACCTAATGGGACAGACGACAGATGAGAAATTGTCATCACCATCAAAATAGTTATAGTGCATATATGCGGTATCAAACACACATTTAGGTATATCTTCATCACGATAGGTGAGAGACACGAAAGCGCAATACTTAGATTTGTATTCTTCTAACTCACAAAGTTGGGTATATTTAGCAGCCTTAGCGGATAGACAAAGAGGACAAGAACCGCACTTTACCAATATACGTTTGCCAGAGGACGCATAAACATACCTCGGAGACTGACAGAACGATAAAGACCTTATGATGCGGTTCAAGTCCATACGAACAAATAGGAAAACAAAAATAACTATGAGTAGAGAATGATGTTAGAGCGGAATCTGATTACCTCCGAGAGCGCCGAGTATTGCGGTAAGAATGTAGGTAAGCCACTTGATAAGATTTTTTTTTGCTTGAGGTTTCATATTAATAGTAATTAAAAAATTGAACTGAATCGTAAGTATAATCGGAGTTGAAGACCGAATCGCAGAAATAAACAATTTGTAACATAACTATTTAATATTTAAATGTTTAACGTTTAGAGCCTTCATTGTCACCAAGTTCGGGACGCGATACGAAATCCGGTAACTCTTGTACGAGGAACACAGAATTCGGAAACTCATACATAAGTTGCTGAATTTCACCAGCAGGACAACGAACCAAATGCGGTTTAGCATTAGGAATTTTTGTCGTAGTGATAGAAACAAGGTAATTAATTTTTTTTTCCATTTTTTATTTATTTAGAGTTAATAAAATCCGACAAAGTTTCGCAATCAACGAAATCTTTAACAACATAGTCAATTTGTTGCATTTGTCCTTGCTTATCAAAATAAACAAGATGTATAGCACGGACATACCCACGAAGTTTCCACAAAGACAACAGAATCTCACAAAGAGGAACATCAGTGAACTGAGCCATAGCACTATAGTTATACCGATAGTAGTAAGAACCACGACTTGTCATCTTATGATAAACAATATCCAAGCACTTGATACAATAAGGGGAAAGTTTTTGTAAACCTCTGATAATCTCATTCTTTGTCATAGTTTTGTATTTTAAAAGTTAATAATTAGTCCTATAATTTGTATTATGATAAATAGTGTACGGGTGATATGATGTTTTTGGAAGAACTTGTCATTGTCGGTAATCATAGGCAAGTTCAGCCTCAGCTCTCCATTCGTTAGCACGTTTTAGCTGTTCTTCGTCATACTTCAAATCATCCCGTTGTCTGTTAAGTTGGTCAGATATAGCATCTACATCGTGTTGCAATGCACGTAAAGCATCATTGCGCGTTGTTGTATTCTGAATAGCATACGTCCTGCCGATACCTTCCACCTCGGTCACATAAGTACCAAACTCTTCCGTTCGGTCTGTCTATGACTCTCTGCATCTCTTCCGAATCAGTCACCACGTCAAGTCCACCCTTGCGCATACGCTTCACAAGGTTGTCCCTCAGTTCCCGCTCCTCCGCTGTCAACTCCGTCTTCTCGCTTCGGCCCTCCCTTACGCTGCGCCGAATATCATTTTTCTTTGGCGAATAACTTCCATCGTTTTCCACCGCCGATTTAATTTGATTGGGAGCAAAGGTTATGTAGGACGTTCCACCAAATTCTTCATCAGCAATAAAGATTCCGTCATATCCCTTATTTATTAACTTCTCTTGATAATTTTTGCCAGCTTCTATTATCGGTGCTGTATTATCTCGGTCTTCATCGAAAGCTTCGTAATCTTTTGCTCTTATTTCAGTGCCTACTTCGTCAGCAAGGACTTCCAAAGAATATCCGTCAGATGGATTTTTAATGTTCAAGAATACTTTCATTGGCTTACCCATATCGTCAGATAAATCGCTCTCGCTTGTAAACCAATCTCCGATAGCCGCAGTCGCAGCATAATTGGCATCTGATGCATTATAAAAAGTAGATGCCCCTATTTCTTTCCCTTCCCCAAAAATGGTAAAGTCTTCCCAAGTATAATGGAACACCATCAACGGCTCTCCATTCTCGTCAACAATCTTGCTTGCGTTTTCAGGGTCGTTTTCCCAATCTCCAAACCATTCTTTGAAGTTCTTGGTTCTGACATCAACCCATTGTCTTTCATTCAAATTTGTCCGTTTGCCATTCGGTGCTTTAAGCCAAGTCCCATCAGACTTGGCTTTTCGCTCAATCTCCAAACGCTCTTCATCCATCTCTTTTGAGCTTCTTACGCTGCGGTCTACACCTTCAGGCTTGACTTGCTCTGGTGCAACGCCCTCCTTCAACGCACTCTCAAACTCTGCGAGAAGTTTGTCGGCG